TATGAAGATATACAGGCTCAGAAGCAGCGTTTAGAGCAAATAGCCTCCTCAGCAACCAAACGTATCCAGCAATTAGTCCACTCAGAGGATGAAAGTATCGCCCTTAACAGTAGTAAGTTCGCCATTGAACAGGTACACGGCAAGGCTACGGTTAAGATCGAAAGCAAGTCAGCCCACGTCTCCGTTATCTATAACCTCGGTGGTGAGTCAGCTCCTCCTATCCCAGCCGACATCCAGGCAAAAATAGACGCAAACAAATAAATTAACAGAGGTCAGCACCCCCCCCGATAGAAACCCCCGTCACTTATGAATATAAGTACAAGGAACGACAGTAACGGAGCTACATGCGTATCCTCTATAATTTTTTGAGACTATGTACAGGTTGATGTACATGCAGATGTACGCTACTATGTACGTATGAACATAGAAAACGTCATTTCAGTTAGTGAGTTTCGAGCCAATACGAAGCTATTTTTAGACACCGCCTCTGTTAATCCCGTGTACATCCGTCGTGGAGATCAGGTTTTTCAGTTGTCTCTTTCTGGTGGTACGGTAGTTATCCCCCACGAGAATGAAACAGAAGCAAATATCCCAGCTGCCCAGGAGATTGCTGATGAGATGATACGAGGAGCAGCTATGGCTCGTGAAAAAATTGCGTTCGAGGCTTCGCCTTTAATAGATGAAGTGGCTGAGTGGTGTGTTGACCACGACTGCAACCCTGAGCAGTGTAAGCCAGCTCATGCAGCCGAAGCTCTGGAGAAACCCTGTTGCAGTAAAAAGAACCCTTGCCAACACTGGCAGTGGAGTGACCCTGAGAATACTAGTGAGGCTGGCTGGGTAAATGTACTTAGTGGGCGTACTAGAGAGGTGGAAGCTTGATGCTTGAGTTGATCGCCACCATAGGAGAAATTGACTACTATAAGAGAATTGTATGACCTATAAGATACATAACTGTAATGGCGAACACATACTAGATAAAAATGGGATATGTAAGATTTGCCTCTGGAGAAGTGATGAAACCGACGAACTACAACGACCTACCCCGAGCGAAGATGAGGAAACTGAAAGTAGCCTTTGATGTGGACGGTACGCTCCGATGTAATTGCAGCGACACCTGCGAAGACCCCAATTGGGCTGTGGTGCGGATGTTCAACCTGTTCTCGGAGTCCTTTAAGAATGTGGAGTTGTTCGTCTGGTCTGGTGGAGGTAAAGATTACGCTATCCGATTTGCCAACAAATACGGACTGCGAGTCGCTCATAAGAATTGCATCAGCAAGTTTGGAGCACCGCACATGGACATCTGTTTTGATGACATCCAAGACACCGCGTTAGCGGATAAGAACTTGATCGTGAGAATGAAATGAACCAGAACCCCACCTCACAGCCTCAAGAGCACGTACACGACTACAAAGCGACCAAAGCAGGAACGTATTGGAAAGTCTGCTCATGTGGTGCTCGCAAGCATTTTGAGGACCCTCAAGGGTCTGTAGATAGCCCACTCAAACACAACTGGGTTCCCCTATGTAGCGATATAAACACTCACTGGTCACAAACTTACCACTGGTGGAGGTGTGCTAACTGCGGTGATGAAACAGAACACACCAAGCACGACCAAGTGATGCCTGTCATGGATGGGTGCAAATCTAAAGAAAAGGGCAGCATCTTCCCGTTGGCATCTGTATGAAAACCCCACAACCCCCTCAAGCGGATAACGCAGACAGCGAACTAGAAAAGGCACTACTCGGTTTCAAGGGTGGCTATGGCGGTCACAGCCTCAATTCAATCATGTCTCTCATCCAACAAGACCGAGAGAGAGTGCGTGAAGAAATGACACCCGTAACCATCATGGGTAAAACACTCGAAGAAGTAGTAGTTATCCTCTCGGCTCTTGAACTCGAACGCATCGCTGATATGAAAATGACCATGAGCAAGCTCGACGACTGGATGAAGCTAGTAAGAGAAGACCACCGTAAAGCAACCGAGAGAGCAATAAAAAGGAGTTTCGACTCACTCTCACAAAACATAGAAAAGGATACAGGATGACAAGTTATCCTAAAAGTATTGCCGAGGAGTGGGCGAAACCAACACCAATAAGGAGAGTAATCATAGATGTCGAACCAACCGGAAACGAGACAGCAGCGAACCGAACGGCTGCTTATAGAACTGGAAACATGGCAAGGGAGAGAGATGTTCGCCCAAGCCCAGCAAGAACGAATACGACTCGAACTCGGCATAACCGCCACCAAGCGACACTTATACGTCTTAGAGGGTGGTCTCTCTCAGCGTTCCGAGCACTCCTAGAAATTGCTATTATCATCGGTTCTGCTCTCTTGATAGCTGGGGTGGCTGCGTCTTTGTCGTTTGCTTTGCTGCTTTTCATGGTGCAGTATTGGCAACGCTAATGTATAATCCCAGTAACAAACACACGATCAAACAAAATCGTCAAATATCTTAACAAGAGAGGGAAAAAATGGTACGAAAACCCATGACCGACGAGCAAAAAGAACGTGCTCGCCAATCATTAGCAAAGGCTCGGGAAGCCAAACGACAAAAAGCCGAGTTAGGAGAGAACCCAGTCCCAGAAACACCAGTGAATATGGGTGATGAGCAGACACTCGCTCCGCCTCAACCGCAATTATCCGAAGACGTGAAAGACCAAATGCTCCTCCGCCTCATGCGTGAGATGGACGAGCTAAAAGCCTCGATCAACCAGAACGCCACCCCTGACCAGAAACTCCAATATACCGCCCAGCAAGAGGGTGTCCATATCGGGCAAAAAGGTGTACAGGGTAAGATGTTCCGCTATCCAGTCGAAGCGAGTTACTACCCAGACCCAACCGATCGTTTATATGATGAGCCAGCCTTGGCTCGTTTTGGATTGCGCCTGAACTACCACTTTACGTGGAAAGTCGAGGGGGTCGAGTACGAGAAGTATGGCATCACCTACGCTGAGCCAAAGTTCACCGTTCGTATCTTCCGCAAGATGTTCGATAGCGAGGGGAACGAAACGGGACGAGCTGCACTTATCAACACCAACGTCCTCCATGAAGACGAAGTGGCTGGTCGACGTGCTGCTGAACGACTCGGTATCGCTGACCAGTTTACCGATTTCCAAGACATGATGAATGAGGTTCGTTACTACCGCATCCGCCAATGGCTACTTGATCTGTTTGCACCACCAAAGGTAGATCAACACAAATCAAAACCGCTTACCACTGTTGTTGATGGTAAGGTTGTCGAGATGTACGACACCGAAACCCTGATTGACGGAGACAGCGGTATCTCAAAAGCACAGTCTGTTCAAGGCTCAGTCCGTATCTAAGGAAGCACCATGCCACTAGTAGAGGGTCATAATGTCGGGGATGTGAACCTGCCAGACGCACCTGTTATTCAGGAGCGAATGGATGTTGTACCCTCGATTAAGAACTACCAACCGCATGCTAAGCAAGCCGAAGCCCATAAAGCATTCCTAGTTGACGGCTTCAAGCGTGGGACGTTGTTTTGGGGTCGGCAGGTCGGTAAATCACTCTGGTCGGTCAAACACCTTGAAATGGCTGCCGTTCACAGGCAAGGTCAGTACTTTATTGTTTTCCGTACCCATAAACACGCCAAAGACGTTATGTGGAGGCAGTATCTTCATGCCATCCCGAAAGAGTTGATCGCTGACACCAACTCCACCGAGCTGGTTATTACCTTTAACTATATAAAGGGTGCGTTCTACTTCCCTGGCATCGGCTGGCAGTATATCCAGCATGACCCCGATATGCCCCCCAGTACTATCCAGTTACTTGGGTCGGACTACGCCCTCGACCACACAGGACGAAAAGCCCACGGTATGATCTTCGATGAGTACCAGGACCAAGACCCCCAGAACTGGGAAACGGTGTATAAGCACTACTTCACTACCACCCAGGGATGGGCTGCGTTCATGGGTACAGCCCGAGGGTACAACCACTGGTACGACCGCCTTGAGTTTGCTAAAAAACGATACAATGGTCACTTACATGAGGGAAAGCCAAGGTCATGGTTTTATCTTGAGGCTACCTGGCGTGACAACCCTGCCACCTCTGAGGAGTGGTATAAAACCGAGCGAGAGGAAGCCGAGGAAACAGGTCAGCTCGATACATTCTTGCAGGAGGTTGAGTTGCAGTTCAGGACCGCAGCTGGCTCGGTATACCCGATGTTCGACCGTAAGATACACGTCCTCACCCCTGATGGACTCCGTGATGACGGCACAAAGATACACATCCCGTACGATACGGGGACGCTGTTTGTCGTGTGGGACTTCGGTTGGGTCGAGGGACACCCGACTGCCGTGAACTTTATCTTAGTGGATGACCACCAACGGATGTTCGTGATTGATGAAATCCACGGTACGCAAATCCAGATCGACGACGTGATAGAGATGATTAGGATGAAAGCTGGACCGAAGCGGATTACGACGGTGATTGCTGACTCTGCTCGACCTGACCTTATCGATATTGCCCAAAACAAAGGTCTCCCAGTTATTGGAGCACCGAAGAAGCAAGGGTCGGTTCCAGCTGGTATTCAACTTATGGGACAAAAGTTACAGCCAAAAATCCAATTACTTGGTACGCCTGAACCAGACATGTACTTTACGAGCGATTGTCCGAAGACGATCTACCAGATGGAGAACTACCGCTACCGAGAGAACAAGGCTGACCGTCCTGCCAGCGATATGCCGATCAAGATGAATGACGACCACCCTGATGCAATTCGCTACCTCCTCCTCCATCTCAAGTTCGGGTTAATGAAGAACGACAAGCCGATCAAAAACATCATGCCTCGTACCAACCAATACGGTCTTTTGATGTAGAATAAAAGGGAAATCATAAAGGAAAAAACAAATGGCTAAAACTGGTGATAAGAACACGCTCGACACGGCTAGTTTGAACGATACTGAAAAGTTCCTACGTCGAGATTATCTCGAGGACATCCAGGCTCACGACGACGCTACAACGAACTATGATGCATACGAAGCGATGCACAACGCTCAGACGTATGACCAGGTGTCTCGAGAAACTACCTCAGGTCTGACGGACTCAAAAACGGCAACAATCTACCTGGAACGTGCAGCGAGGGTAGCTGGACAACTCCCTATGGGACAAGTCAAGGCTTTCGGTAAGAAAGACACAGGAAAAGCTCTCTTTATGGACTTATTGCTCCAGAAGTACATTTATCCGAACGCCAATGCCCAGCGATCTTTTAGAACCAAGATGTTCATGTGGGATAATGGCAGCTCTGAGTACGGTTGGATGCCGATGCACTACGACCTAGATGTCAAACCTGACGGTAAAGTCGTGCCCGATTGCTGGTTGTTTAGCCCTCGTATGTTTATCCCACAGGCTGGGTACACCTCCATCTCAGATATGGACTACTGCCATGCCCTTGCCAAGAAATCACCTCACTGGGTACTCGATCTCGTCGATGAACCCGAGTCTGCTGGCTGGAAAAAGGATACCATCGAGGAACTCCGTGAACAGCTTAAAACTGGTACGACTTCCACCGACCCCCAACGAGACACTAAGAAGTATAGGGAGAGCACACCGAATGAAACCCGACAGGTCATACTTGCCACTCGATATGAAGCTGGAAAAGATGGTGAATGGGTCACGTTCCTCCCTGAGTTCGGTTACAAGATCATCCGACGCATCAAGAACCCACATAAGAACGGTCGTATTCCCTTTGTCATTAAACCGTGTATCCCGACTTTCGACAGCTTCTACAATATCGGAGATTACCAGCGATCTATGCCAATGCAATTCGCTAACGACGGACTGGATAACTTCTACTTCCAGGGCATCAAGGTCAACCTGTTCCCACGTACTGTTATCGACGCTCAGGCAGTTATCCGCCACACGATGAGCAACGAAGCTGGTGCGGTCATTGAGACCAACGCTGGCGGTATCAACGGTATCAAGACTCTCGACACCTCCACAGCTGGACTCTCTACCTACCAAGCTGCTAAGGGTATGGCTCAAGGTGCAATGCAGTCGATTGCAGGGACAACCGACACGATGGCAAACGCTGAGTCGGCAATGGACCCAGGCTTCGGGAAAACCCCTGAGGCTCTCAAGATGCTCCAACAGCGTGAGTCGACTCGAGACAACCAAGACCGTGAGCTTCTCGAGGAAGCGATGACTGAGTTGATCGACGGTATGCTTTCTCTTATTCCGACCATGAAGACCAAAATCCCGATCGATATGTTCTCGGATGAGATGGCTGAGATAATGAAGCAGCACGACGACCTCGAGGAAATCTTCGAGAAATCCGAGCGTACAGGTCTCCTCAAGACACGTATCTCAGAGAGCGAAGATCAAATACGCCTCCGACTCGACCCACAGAAACTCCAGGGTCTCGACTACCGCTTCCAGCTCGAGCCGAACTCGACGATGAAGAAGAACAAAGATGCCCAGCTCAACTCGCTGATGGAGTTCCTAACCTTTATGGGTAAGATGCCGAACGCACTCGACCAGTTCCAACAGGCGACAGGTCAAGTCCCTAACTGGCAGAAAATCTTTGACCAGTTCGGTCAGCTTGCCGATGTCCCAGGTATGGACAACATGTTTATGAAAGCTCCTGAGCCACCGAAGCCAGAACAGCCAGAGGCTACCCAGGGTGGTATTGACCCAGCTATGCTTGCCCAAGCTGCTGCAATGAACCCGCAAGATATTGCTGCTGGTGGCATGCAGCCTCCGATGCCTCCGCAGGGTATTCCGCAAGCTCCGCCAGTGCCACAACGCCAACCGACTAACCCAGCTGCCGAGATCAACCCTATTACTGGTCAGCCGTACTCACCGCAAATGCAAGCTGAACTCGCACGAATTGAACAACTAAGAGAGGACTAAGATGGCATCACTAAATAGCGTCATATCTGACCCAGAACCAACTCAAGTACCGAAACCGCCCGAGGTAGCTCAAGCTCCTGAGAGCGACTGGAAGAAACTTGGAAAGTCCAAAAAGTTCAAGGATGTAAACGACTACCTCGAGGAACGCAAGGAACACTATCGACGCTTCACTCCTGGTGGAGTTCCAGTCGAACAGCTTGTCGATGAGTCAGCTCGAGTTGCTGCATGGGGGCAAGCCCTCTGCGTCATTAACGAGATCGAGCGTATCCAGGCTACGATCGCAGCTCACACTACCTAATGAACTACAACACCGACAAAGAAGATAAGTGGTATCTCTGGCAGGGTCAAAAACCTCCAGAGCACTTGCCTCATATGACCGAGGAACAACGTGAGGAGATGGCTGATCGGGTTGCTGAAAAGCATACCTGTAATTGGATGCAGCGTGGTAACTATATAGTCTGCGAGATTGATGGTATGAAACATGGCAAAAACATTGGGGTCAATCAGATGCTCGACAAGGAAGCCACCGACAAAGCTGGCAAGCCTGTTATTAAGAAGTTCGGACCAGTGTTGCGTTAGTATCGGGTTAGTGCTTAAATATGTTTACAGCGAACGCCCAGCTAATCGGGTGAAATAAACAGCGTCGACCTGCTTAACGGTTGAAAGGAAAAAGATGGACGAAGATCTCATCAAAGCAGCTATGATCGAGGATGACGAAGACCGTCGCCTGAAAGAAGAAAAATCTACAGAGGACGAGAGTACCGACGATCAAGCAACCACGGACGACCAGTCAACTGACGACGAAGAAACCGAGGATACTAGCGAGGGAGATGTCACTGAGGATGAGTCTGAGGAGAAATCCGATGAAAGCGAAACTTCCGATGACGACAAACCTACTCGCAAAGAACGACGTGAAGAACGACGACAGCGATGGCTCGAGTCAGTCCGTAAAGACGCAGAACAGCGTCAACCCCAGTCTCAAGAGCAACAGCAACAGCCCCAGCACAATCAACCCGACGAATACAATCCGCTTGATTACTCTAAGCTAGATGAAATCGACGAAGATCAGCTGGTCAAGGACCGACAAAGTTATGCCGAACGTGAGCGTAACAAAGGTGCTCAGGAAGCTGCGGAGCGTGAACGCTTCATAGCCGAACAGAACGATTTCTGGAAAGATGTACAGCACGAGGCGACTCTGCTGAACTACGACCCGAAGTTTGCGTTTCTGGACGAGAATAAGCCTGACACATTCGACCCTGATCTGGCTGCTGACCTCAACGAGAAGTACCTTGAGTTTGTAGGTTACGACCAGAAATCTAACACTGTCCTCCGCACGAATATCTCTTATGAGAAGTTCTTACGCAAAGAGATGGCAGAACGTGAAGCCTGGGCGGAACGACAGGCTGCCGATGAACAGCAGACCGTTCAACAGACGAGAGCCACCACTAGCGTCAGACCTGGTGGAACACGCAAGTCTGGACTCGGAAAGCTCAAGCCTGGTGACATCTCGAAAATGTCCAAAGAGGACTTCGAGAAGTACGAAGCTGAGATCGACAAACAGATCGCAGCAGAACTCGGCATCTCCTAGCTTTTCCTTTCGCTTAAAAGCAAACAAACAACTTAAACGGAATATAAACCAACATGGCAAATATTACTCCAGCAACAGCTGCAAAGCTGATCGCTGAAAAATGGACTCGTAAGATTGAGCAACCTTTCTTCGACGAACTGTATTTCCGAGATCTCGTTACAAGTCGTGACGAACTCGCCTCAGGTGGTAACAAGCTCAACATCCCATTCATGTCAGAGTACGACGCTCGTGATAAGGTTGCTGGTACTCCAGTAGTCTACGACGCTAACACTGAGACTGAGATCGAGCTAACGATTAACAAGCACAAGTACCTCGCATTCACGATTGAGGACATCACTAAGGTTCAGAGCAACTACAACTTGCAGGAACTCTACCGCAGTGCTCAATCAAAGACGCTTGCTAAGGCTATCGACACTGACCTCGGGTCACTCCACGCCTCAGCTGGTACGAACATCTCAGCTGGTGCTACTGTGGATGACGCTGACATCCTCGCTGTAATTGCTGCTCTTGACGCTGCTAACGTCCCACAAACAGGACGTGCTGGTATCGTTCACTCAGCTGTTATGGGCGACCTCCGAGCCGTCAACCGTTACTCAGAGTACAACTTTACTGGTAAGACTGGTCTTGCTGCATCTAACAGTGCAAACGTACCAACTGTCTACGGTATGGAACTACACATGAGCAACAACGTCGCAGAAGACACCGTGACTCACAACTTGTTCTTCCACAAGAGCGGTTTGAGCCTTGCGATGCAACTGAAACCTACCTACAAGATGGAAGACTCAGTTGACGTTATCGGTGTTAAATCAGTTCTCCACACCATTTACGGTGTTGGTGTCGAACGTGCAAACGCAGTTGTCGACGTAGAGCGAACCGTTTAATAACGGAATACCAAAAGTAAGAGGAAACTATCATGGCTAAAAAAGACCTAGCTCAACACTTCTCAGACCTCGCTGGTCGTAAAGATCAGTACGACGTACGTGTCGTCGAGGGCGTTGACGGAACTAAGCAAACACAGCTCATCGACAAGACGACTGGTTCAGTATCAGCAGTCTTCGAGGGTGAAGATGTGGATGTCGACAAGATTGTCGGTTCTGTCACGGCTACCCCAGCTGTTTCTCCAAAAGAAGCAGTTGAAGACAACAAAGAGTTCTGGACATCTGCTGGTGTTAAAGCATCTCCAACGCAGCCAGAAGCACTCCAGGGTGCTAAGGATGCAACGGAAGTTGATAACACTGACAAGTCAGCTGTTGCCAGCGACTCTACAGCTGAGACCACAAAGTCACAGCGTTCTACGCCTACCAAACAGCGTGAACAATAGAGTATAATTGAACTGCACCTCCCAAAAGGTTTAGTGTAAGTCTAGCCAGAAGCCCTCCCCCACCACGGAGGGTTTTTGGTATACTGGTCTCATACAGGGCTTCACTTGTATGGTCTACGAAAGCAAAAAACCGCCCATTGAAAAGAGGAGCGGTTTTTTGTATACTTGAGGAACGATCAGCAAGTCGGGGAAAAGAGCAGCGAGAAATCGTTGCTTTTTTGCTATACTGAAAAAGCACTCAGCAGATAGCAATAGATCAAGAGGCTGACCGACCTCTCGAGCTGCTAGGTAGAAAGCCACAGGTTGCGTATGGCTCGTAGACGAACAGCCGATAGCGCAGTAGTGAAGAAATCAAAGCGAGAACGTAAATACGGCTTGCAGCGACAACTCACTACGGAAGCCAACCGTAAAAGGAAATGGCGACGGCATATCAAAGAACATCCCAACAACATTCGAGGGATGGAGCGCATACGGAAGCTACTCAACATCGAGTAGCTTTTTTGTTATACTGCGCTCAGACCCTCGCATGGTCTACGCCCTAAGCAAAAGACAAAAGCCGAGTTGAGAGGCACTGCTTCTCGGCTCTTTTGCTTTATTTTTGTGTTATATTGTCAATATGCTATGCCGTATCTGTAAGAAAAATGAGGGAACAATCATAGGCTCTACCTCTATTTATAAAGGCAAGAAGTATATTTACTACTCTTGTGTCAGGTGTAATACTGAAAAGTACAGAAAGTACAGAAATACTGACAACGGTAAGATCGCTGTTAAACGGGCAGTGAAAAAATATGAGGGACTCCACCCTGAACGTCGAGCTGCATGGAACGCTTGTAGGGAACTTGGCACAAAGCCTTGCGAAGTATGTGGCGTGGGAAAGACAGATAAGCATCACCCCGATACCAGTAAACAGTTAGATGTTGTGTGGCTGTGTAGGCTGCACCACAAGCAAGCACATAGGTTATAGTTATTAGTATGCAACCAATGAGAGACCTCGTACTCATCACCTTAGATGACAAAGAAACTAAAACCGAAAGTGGACTCTTTATTACGAAATCATGGGAAGATGCTGTCAATACTGCAACCGTCGATGAAGTCGGTCCAGATGTACAGATGGTCAAGAAAGGCGACCATGTGACCATCAACCCATATGCCGTACTAAATGGTCGCTTTATAAAGGAAAAGGACATTATCGCTCGTGGCTGACGAGATCAAGTTCGGCAAAGCCGTGATGCGAGATATGAAGTATCTTCGCCACAAACCAGCCGTTAAACAGCTAGTCGAACAGGGGTCTGGAGACCTGACCGACTTGAGCGGAAACCACCTCGTCAAAATAGAGTGGAAGCTCAACGACGTAGCCAAAAGGGATAAGGTTTTCAAGTTACAGATCGACGAAAAAGTGGTATATTTAGACCTAGAAGAACTCACGTACTACACAAGAGTTATGTTCATATAAACAGTCAAAGGGAAAAGAAAAATGCCAAGCGTACCAGGCGTAAAAAAAGTCAGCAATGGGTGGTCACAATTCCAGGGAGGCAACCCCCTCTATACAAGCCCTAACGTAATTCAGGTCGTAAAGCCCGTACAACAGGCAATGCAAACCAGCAGAGCGCAACCAACTACCACCTCTGTTATTAACCAGACTCCTTACCGAGCACCATCGACATCGTTCGTTCAGTCTGGTCCATCTCCAGCTGACATTGCAGCTCAACAGCAAGCAGCAGCCGAAGCAGCTCGTATGCAAGGTGTCCGAGATGAGGTGGGTCGAGGTGTCAAAAACAAGTACGGTGCGTACGGCATGAAGTACGACAACTTCGGCAACGAATACGATCGCACCCTCCGAGACTTTGGTACGGAGTACATCGGTAAACAAAACACGCTCAACAACAGTTTTACCAATAACGCCCTTAATCTCCGACGTGGTATGGCGACGATCGCTGGTGGTATCCGTGACGCTATCCGCTCAGGTGGTGTGACGCTTGCCAGTATGAATGCTTCCAACTCGGGAGCATCCGAAGCCTTTGCCCGAGCCTTTGCGAAGCAAGGAAATCAGCAGTTCAATGAGGTAAACAACCAAGCTGCTCTGGAACGTAACACCCTTAATACCGATCAAGGAAACCTGAACCAGTGGCGTGGCGACAAACTCACTGACTACGATGTGTGGGGCGACTCAACCGTTAAAGGTTACGACATGGAGCTTGGTCAGGAGCTTGATTATGCTGACGCTCAGGCGATTGCCCAGGGTGCTCAGAACGCTGTCGACTACTCACAGCGAGGACAGCTCTACAACCAGAGCCGACAGCGCATTGACCAAATCGATGCTGCACTCCAAGCTCGACTCGCTAACGTACGAGCCATGACCCCTGAGGAAGTTGATGCTCAGGCAGCTGCGTGGGACGTTCAAGGGATGGAGGGATACAACCCATTCCGAGTCAACTTCGATGGTACGGTTGGTCAGCCAGGTAACGGCAACGGTGCAAACCCTGGTCAACTCCCTATCTTCACTCTCCCTCGACGTAACGACGAATACTACGCATAGAAAGGGACTAAATGGCTAAGAAAAAGAACTTCTGGGAAACCGTCGCAGATGTAGCCAACCGTAGTTTCGATCAAGTAAACCCTTTCGATAACGGTAAGACCTACAATAACCGAGTCGGTAATGTTGCTTCTGCCCCCCGACCAGCTCCAGCCCCAGCACCACTGAGGGTTACTCCTGCACGACCCCAGCAAGTATCGGTTATCTCTGCCCCTACACCCATAGTGGCTCAACCGCAACAGCGAGGCATGTTGGAAGATATGACTGGGCATGTGACCCAGGCTATTTCTGGTATCGACGAGGTGAATGGTTACTACAGCCCAGCTGCAACGAATGCCCGAGAAGCTCAGCGACGTGCTCAAGACTCCCAGGCTCAACTGATTGCTCGTGCAGGTCAGAAGATGCGAGACCCGAATGTGTCCCCAGCCGAAAAAGCTCGGTGGCAACAATTAGCTCGACAACAGAAAGCCGAGAGTATCAACACGTTCTACGATGCGACGACTCGCAACGATGAAGTGATTGCTGCAACTGACCCAAAGAAGAACGTAGCTGCTATCGCTGAGGTCGGGTTCGATCTTGCGACGTTGCCTATCGGGTTCGCAGCTCAGCCAGTGAAAATAGCTGGTAAGCAAGCTATGAAAAAGGCAGGTCAAGAATTATCCCAACTCATCTCCAAGCAAGGTTTGACTGGTCAGGCAAAGAGTGAGGCGATCGAACAGGGTCAGCGAAAAGCTGGTAAAGATGCGTTTTGGGCGAGAGCCAAAGAGATGAACAAACCAGGTAACAAGGCTGGTCTCGCTTTCGCTCCAGCTGGTGCTCTCCATCCTGTTTCATTAGAGGGCGATGATGCTACCTGGCAAGACAGTGCTTTCGGTGCTGCTGCTGCATTTGGAGTCGGTAAAGTTCTCCCACCCCTGGGTTATTACGGTGGGAAAGCTATTAAATCTGTAACTGGTGATACTAAGAATGCGTACAAAAACTCCCCTCTAGCTGATGAGGGCGGATACCTTGCTGGTCCCCAATCAAAGACCAGCTTTACTCTTTTGGACGGTCAGGGCAAAGCATTCAAGGTTCCAGGTGGTAAAGCGGTAGAAGTTTCCGATGAGGGGTTAGAACTCCGACCAGGGTTCATGGATACAAAACCACGAGAAACGACGATGGGTGAGATTACAAGTCACCCTAAAATGCACGAGGATTATGGGGTGGAAGACCTACGAGTTATTGCATTTAATGAAGAACCAAAGGGTGGTTTCATAACCGCAGGTTCATACAGGGCTGAGAATAAGACTTTGTACCTCAACATGAACCGTAACCTTACTCCTAAAGACCGACTTGATACGATCGTACACGAACTCAGCCACTTCCGAGATGATATCGAGGGACTTCCTATGGG